CGCTCTTGATTTGAAGTTTCTTGTGTATACAACGTATTGTGTTGAGTTTGCCATGGTTTTTGTTTCCTTCTTAGTAGATGGAAAAAGTGTATTGAACATACCTGTTAGCATATTGTTTCCTTTTCCTATTATTGTTATATGGTTACGTAACTCTGGAGTTTCAATCTCTGTTATCCTACGTTCCATGTTTACAATTATATACTAGAAAGTGTATTAAGTCAACCAGCACTAAAAGATCAACTATTATGCGACTAATTGTCCTTGAAGTCTGGCACGGCGAATAGATCTATGCCCTCATCCAACAGTTTATTGGTCTCTTCTTTGGTTGTTGTGCCGTAGAACTTCTGATCACGTTTGCCTTTGGCCGCTTTCCTGGCCTCTTTGGCGAAGTTTTTACCAACGTTCTGGAAGTCTTTCTTGATCTTCTTGTTTAATTTACGAAGTATCTGTTCTGCCGACTCGCCCATTACCATGTAATCATCTGGTAGTGTTTTCTTTTTATTAGTTTTTACGCTTGGTGCCATGATGGCTTTGTCTACTGCAGAGCTGTCACACATCGGACAATTAATTAAGCCCTTGTTTTTTTGTCTCGTGTATTCTTTGCTGTTCGGGAACCATCCTTCGAACTCGTAATTGCATCTACATCTTAGTTGGTACTTGATCATATTATTATTTACATTATACACTTGACTAATATAACTGTCTACTATAATATATGAGTATGGCAATTAATGTTTCAGGATACACAAAAGGCAGACCTAAGAAGACTTCTCAGGGGAGTAACAAGAGCAGGATCAAGATGAGCTCTATGAACAAGCACAAGAAGAGATCTTACAAGGCCTACGCAAAGCAGGGCAAGTAGTGAATAACTCAGACCAGCTCAAGGCCCTAACAGTGGCCATCGAAGAGAAAGACAATCAGATAAGAATGCTGTTGGCTCAGCAAGGCAATCACGAAGTGCAGATAGCGGATTACAGACAGATAGTTCAAGAGCTGTCAGAAAAATTGAAACGGTATGAGAATAAGTACGGTACTGTATTCAAACCTGCAAGGAAATAATCATGAAGTACGGCTATTACTCAGACAACGAACTGGCCACATTTGACCAGTATCCTTTTCGTTGTCCCAGTTGGGATCCAATGCCAGATGGCAAAAAGAATGTGGTTATACTGGGTTGTTCACACACTTGGGGGGTTGGTCTGGAAGCAAACGAGACATGGGCACATTATGTGAGCCAATATAACACAGCGAGACTACGGTACTTCAATCTTGGACAGCCAGGAGCGTCACCAGAAACAGTGGTGCGAATATTGTACTCAAGTGAGAAAGTTATAAATCCTAATCTCATAATAGTGATGTGGCCAGAAGCCAGTAGGAGAGAGCGTTTAGATACGTATCCAGCAAACTTAAATCACACTTCAGAGTTCTTAAAATTTGAAAACACCAACACCGACAGAAATAATTTCCTAAAATCAGTGTTCTTCGTTGAGAAGTATGCCGAAAAGAACCAATGTAAGACATTCCACTGCTTCTCTGACAACCACATTGAGTTCGAGACCAAAGGCAGTAGTCCAATGGTTCTTGAAAAATATACATTAAAAAATTGCTGGCCATATTGGGATAAATTTGAACAAAGAGAATTGACTCCAGACCCAAGCAGGGCAAAGGACGGTATTCACTATGGCATTCCAAATCACAAACGTTTCGCGGAAAAATTCATTGAAAGATTTGGTCCCAAGTTAAAATAATTTAGAAATATCTCAACCCAAAAATCACAGCATCTTTCTTCCTGCGGAACTTGATGTGTTCGTAGTCAACGATGTAAACGTTCAATCTACCACCGTGCTCGTTAATAAGCCTTTCCGTGTCCAAAGGTCTTATGGTTATCCTGTCCTCTTCTGGCAGTTTAGCATCGTAACCCCAAAACATGGGCCACCAGTGTAACGGGTTAAGCGAGTCATAGTTTTCCTTCATTACGAGCATGAATATCACAGGTGTTATGGTAAAAGGTTCAGTCCACCATGGTATCACATCTAGTGTCACCCAATCAATGAAATGTATTACAGCAGTCCACACACCCACAATAGATAGTAGTATACCCATAATGGGCCAGAATTCGTCCTCAATGTCAATGTCAGGATCATGATGCGAGTACATCCTAATCTTCTGTTGTTGACTCAGTTTCATATAAAGTATATATTATAGATCCTAGTAGACTTTTACTATTATTCTGCTATAATTAGAAGTAAATACCATATATGCAAAAACACACTAGAAGTCTATTAGAAGAATTAAGCTCGATGCCCCTTAAAAGAGACAAGGAAGAGGTAGTGGAGAGTAGAGCATCTCACATCCTGGAAAGTGCCATAAGACTAATGACCTACATCAGGGAAAACTTCGATCAGAATACTGCATTTAAACTTGAAAAAAAATTCAATTCAGCACTGAAAAACATGGACGCATCCAAGTTCAGCAAAGGCGTCGCTCGTATTAAAGAGAATCGAGATGTGAAAGAGAATATACTGAAAATCAAAGACGGCGAATACAAAGAGGACTAAGAATGTTAATAGAAGATGTCCTGACAGAATTCAAGAGGACACACCTGGAACACATAGAGGACATAGTAATCACTGACGGCTACGAGGGCGGCAAAGCAGTCGTGGAATACTTCAGAGGACTACTGCTGACACTGAAAGGTTCAAGTTCGGAGGCCATGAGCGTCTCTGTGAAGTGGGATGGTGCACCTGCTGTGGTGTGTGGCACAAACCCAGACAACGGGAAGTTTTTTGTTGGAACAAAGTCTGTGTTCGCAAAAGCGGCCAAGATAAACTACACAAAGAAAGACATAGCAAACAATCACGGCACAGACGAACTTGGACAGAAGTTGTTGAAGTGCCTTGTACATTTAAAGAAACTAGACATACAGGGCGTGGTGCAAGGTGACCTGTTGTATATAGACGATGACATCACCAGAAAGAACATAGATGGCAAACCCAGTTTAACTTTCACACCCAACACAATCACCTACGCAGTGCCAGAAGCAAGTGAATTAGGTAAACAGATAGACAGAGCCAAGGTGGGAATCATATTCCACACAACCTACAACGGCGATACACTTGCAGACATGTCAGCATCAGGAGGAGCAGATGTTAGTGCGTTTGCCAAAAGCAACGATGTGTTCTTCGACAATGCCACATACAAAGATGTGTCAGGCAGTGCCAAGTTCACAGACGACGAAACAAAACAATTCTACAACGGCATTGAGAAGTTAGAAACACTATTAAATGGTGTGCCGCAAAACCTATCTAGTGTTTTAGGACAGAATCAAGACTTTATACCTATGTTCCAAATGTATATCAACGCAATGGTTAAGCAAGGTCAGTTGCCAAGTGATGTAAACAAATTCCTACTGGGATTCAAGAAGTTCTATACAGACAGAATGCAACAACAGATGACAGGTCTGAAAGCACAGAAGGCGTTACAACTAAGACAGGACAAGATGAAACAGATGCCTGTGTTTTTAAATAGAGCAAAGAAACCTTTACAAGCCATGCTGACATTCTACAAAGCAGTACAGACGATGAAAGGATTCGTGTTGAAGAAGATGAACCAAGCACAAGCAATAGGATCATTCCAGCAGACGGACGGCGGCCTAGAGGTTACGGAACCTGAAGGATTTGTTGCTGTAGACAAGTCAGGTAATGCTGTTAAACTAGTGGATAGATTAGGATTTTCAAGAAGAAACTTGACCGCTATCAGCAAATTCAAGAAATAAATTCAAAGTTCTATTAATTTCTTCACTTAATTTCTCTTCATTAAAGAAATGATTAAAGTTATATTGACGTAGTGCTTGACTTTGAAGATATATGTCTTTCCACGGAGCATCACGTAACCTATCACACACATCAACAATGGTATCTATTCTTATGTCTGGGTCTCGGTCGAGGTCATACACTTCTTCGAAGTAGTTGTTAAATGTCTTGAATCCCATTTCTTTCAACTTCTGCAGGTATAGATAATTGCCATGCACAACAAATAGTTGTTGAGCTATGATCGGCTTCCATATTTTCTCTGTCATGAACACTTCATGGTCATTGTCATTGGTCTCTGACACAATGCTACAAGCAGTATCGTTGTATGGCTTTTCATGTATGTCTTGGTCCATACCATACTGTGGATAGTCCTGTGCCCAGGGCAGTTCATAATTGGCGGGAAGTTTCCTGCCTGGCCAATTGGTGTACAAACTATTTTCTAATACACCTTTGTTCAACAACTTGTTGTAAAGTTTCATCCTGTGATCTCTAGGTTCTTTGTTTAGATACAAGAAGTCATATTTCTTGTCAGAGTGATCAAATTCAAAAGTCTTGCCCTTGTGCTTGTTGTACATGTAATACCAAAACCAACTCACTCCTCCTGTCCATTTGATGTGTTCTATTTCTATTTCCGGATATTGTGTTGTGTTATTAGTGTTTTCCAATGACTCCCATGGGTTTGCCTTAATGAAAACAAATCCTTGACTGTGTAATAGTTCACATCTTTTTTTAAGTTCGGTATTAAACTCAGGACTTCCTGCTAACCTATCATTGGTTTTCCTTGTGTCTAACATGGCAAACTTGCGATCATAAGAGTCTAGATCATAATGGTGTAAGGTGTAGTACTCTCCGGTCATATCAAACTGTTGTTCTCTCAGAGTATTCATTGATATAAACTGCTCGAGTTCAACATGGTATCCGGTCTTCATAATGTCTGTGAGAATAAAGTTTCGTTGCATATAGCCTATAAATACCCGTATGTTAACACCATTTTTAAAGTATGTATCTGAGGGAAAGGTCATAAGACGGCATAGTGACTTACAAAGATTCACCTTCCCTGAGGTTACTGAAAGAATATATCTCAGTTTTCTAGCACTAGCACTGATAAGTCAAAACAAGGACACAGCAGGCTTCGCCAAATCATACGCAGATCAGACCATGGCAAAAGGCACGTTCGACCAAGTGAGAATGATCAACAATGATCTAGCCAACATGTTGGCCATAGTTGCAGGCAATCCTGAAATAACCAAAAAACTAAAGAACAAAGATCAAGCACAGGCCATGAGGCAGAGACAGCCGGTTCCTGTGATGGCGTTGAGAAGATACATGAGAAGTTGGGAGGATCATTACAAGAACCTTACGCACTTAGAAAGGTCTCTCAACATACAAGACGCCAATTTAAAAAACATAAGACGAGCAGTGGCCAACTACGCCAGGTTGGATGCCAGACTTAAGATTCAGACTTTACACAGACTGCAACAGCAACTACAATCCAAACTGCCCAACACGGACATACTGAAAAAATTTAAGGAACTATAGTGAAAGAACAAAGAAAAGTCTGCCATAGGTGTAACTGTGATCCACACTGTGATGAGGACTGCTCTAACTGTGAGAATTGCGATCACTGTGACTGTGCTCAATGTTTGGAGAGGGCATTTTGATTATGATCAAATACATCTGTGAGAAGTGTGGATGCGAACAACACTGTAAACAATCATGCACAGAATGTAGGGACTGTCCCGACTGCGACTGCAAGGAGTGTGGTGGCAAACGAAAATAGTTTCTGGGTGCTGTATGGACAGCACGACAAACCAACCTTCCTAGATGATGCCAGTAACGGAGCACAACAACTTCAGAGAGATGCCGCATTGGAATACGTTAAACAATGGCGAGTGTGTCTAGACATAGGTAGCAACATAGGACAGTGGACACGACCACTTTCGAGGAAGTTCCAAAGTGTAGTTTGCTTCGAACCAAATCCCAACTTCAGAGAGTGTTTCAACATGAACATCGACGAGAACAATGTTGTACTTTGGCCTGTGGGACTGTCGGACAAGGAACACAAAGCAAAGCAAGGCTTCAATTCAACTGTATTACTAAACGAAGAAGGAGGAATTCATTGTAGGACGCTTGACAGTTTTGGGCTGACTAATCTAGACTTCGTAAAGATAGATGTTGACGGATTTGAAATACCATTGTTGAATGGTGCAAAAGAAACATTGATCAAAAATAATCCAGTGATCAACATTGAGATGAAAAAAGACAAGAGAAGCAATATTGCACAAGAGTGTGAATACATATTGAAAGATCTAGGCTATAAGTTCCATAAACGCACAAAAAGTGATGAGGTCTGGCTTAAATCGTAATATTACAGCATAATTTACCAACATTACCAATAAATACTTGCAACTTGATCCCGGAGCGGGATCATAGCATTTAGTTAACAGAAAAAAGGAGGATAACAAATGCCAATAGCAAAAAACAACTTCAGTTTGAATCAAAACTATGAGACTCAAGGTGTAGACGTTACATTACTAACAGTTGACTTCATCGTAGATGTGTCAAATGAGGTAGGTGACTTAACATCTGGATCAACAGTTGCTGGTTTAGACATGACAAGACATGCGTTCGCTCATCATGGATTACAAATCCTTGCTGAAGGTCCACTAGTGGATTCAGACACGCAAAAAACATACATGGTAAGAACAGATAACTTAGACAGTTTATCTAGTACAACAACCGTAGCGGCTTTACAGGCCTACATTAGAACATTAGATCAATCTAGTGATTCTTTCCCAGGTGTAACCGCAGACTTAACAGGTGCAACAGTAACAGAAACTAAAATTGGTATCTTGACTGCTAACGCTGTTTCGTAATAATAATATAATCATTAGGAGAATAAAACAATGGCTTATGATTCATCATTACCGGCAGGTGGACCCGGAAACTTCGTTTCACCAAACACAGCACACGAGGCAGATGGTGTTGCAGTAGACTTCATCACAGTTGACTATATCAACGGAATGGACGGAGAAGTTACTCATCCAAATGCATCGGCGGCAACAGCGGGACTTCAATTATCAATGGAAGCAATCCAAAACCAAGGTGTTAACATCTTAGGAAAAGGCGTTCTGTCAAACTCAAACACAGAACAAACTTACATGGTAAGAAGAGACTCTTTGGACACAATCAGTTCTACAACTACAGTAGCGGCGATCCAGGCGGCGGTCAGATTATTGAACGCAGGTACGCCAGACAAAGTAACAGCAACTATTTCTTCAGCAACAGCGGCTGACAGAGATATGGGTGATACTTCTGTTGGAGCATAATAATACTATAGTATAGGAGGAATATAAAATGCCAGCAACAAGTAACAATTCAGGCAACATGGCGAGAAGACAGTCATTCAACGGAAGGGCTTTAACATTTATTGAAGTGATCTTCGGAGTTGATATTACTGCTTCTGCTACTACACCTGAATTAAAAGACTCGACTTTTGACGCAGTGTCAAAAATCGTTAACAAAAACGGTAACCTATTAGCACAATCATACAGATTGGCGGCTAAAGCGACTGACGACGATGCGGCAGAGGCGGAGACGATCGCGGCTGATGAGTCAATCGATTCGTACCAATACATCGTTGAAGGTACACCAGGCCAGTACAACGCGGCGGACTCAGCAGGAGATGTGAACATGGACATCGATGCAACAGTTACAGCGGCGGCCGAAGTGGACCTAGAAGCAGACATCCTAGCGAAACTGGATATTGGTGACTCAGCGAGAATTGTTCAAGTGAAAATTAGAACACTTCTACCTGAAGGTCATGCCAATGGCGACGCTAATTCGTTTGTAGGTATGTTTGACCAAAGAGGTGATGCGTAATAATCACTCTTAGTCACACAGACTAAATTACCAAAGGGCGGATCTTTAATTAGGTTCGCCCTTTTTTATTGACTTAAATATCGGTATGCACGAGTACAGAATACACACCCTAATAGACATCACTGACAACGGCAATCTAAAACAACAGTTTCCGTTCACCACGATATCGGGCAACAAGGTACACGACAAGCACACACTGGCTGTGTCTCGCGATCAGAACAGCAATTTCTCCACCATGTTACAACTACTACAGATGAGGGGTAATATTTTATGGGAACAACCACCTCAAAAGGTCGAACTACCCAATCTGGGCAATTATGGATTTGGCCCTTACTATGAAGGCTCACACACAACTTGGCATTTCCAGTTCTTTACAGAACAGGCAGGAGTATATGGTGAGATGGTTGATCCAACTGTTCACCTAGTAGAGGATTTCAGTCTTATACCGATAATGGCAGAGTGCCAGAATACCGCAAACTTTCCCGTGAAAACATTCATCACAAAAGAACTACAAGGCTCTGAAAGACAGAAAGTCATTGGTGCACTTGCTGGTGGAATTATAAACACGTACTTTTCGTACGCTGGACCCATCGATAAATAACAGCATAAATTAGGCACAAAATAAAAACTTATCAAGGCACAAACAGGCAATGCAACAGGCACAGTTCCAGGCTATAGGGCAAGAGATCAGAGAGATCAAACAGGAATTGAAAGAATTTATAATATTGATGAGTACAACAGAATTAGAAAAACAGAACCTAGAAGCACACGTTGACCTTTGTTCAGAGAGATACAAAGGATTACACGACAGATTAAGTGCGATTGAAATTCGTTTACAAAAGATGAACGAAGACCAACAGGTGAGTCACAAGAGCAGTCAGAAAACAATTATCGCAACAGCAGGCACAGTGGTCGCAGGTTTACTATCAACAGTGGTAGTGATCCTGATGAAGATGCCTGGCTAAACCCACCAATACATGTTCATACAAATAGCACCTAAGGCCAAAGTCTATGTCACAGATGAGGATGTTGAATTCATAAAGGCACACGCACTGGAATCATTCAGGAGTGACAAACTATCTCCGGAAGATGCAGACAGGGCCAAGCGGTTGGCGGACAAAGCAGTGTTCGTGCGTAAGAAACTTGACACCCACATGCAATATGCTTTAAATAGAAAGATAAAGTTTGTTGCAAATGACAGGAAAAAATAAATCAGAACTGGTAAAACAGATCGAAGCCTACGGGCTGAAGAGAAAACTTGCGGACCTGGCACACAAGGAACAGGCACGCAGACCATTTCGTCATTTACCAAAACAGTTCGCAAAAGGTATATTGATAGGCAATATAGCAATCGTACCCAAGAAGCACACAGGCACTAGGTACGTGTATGTGATAGCAGACATGATGGAAGCCACTGTGTTACATGATGACATCAATTTAAAACAGACTGCCATACTCGTTGCCCACTATTTGGCAGACGATAAGAACATTCCCAATAACATATTGGACCAGGATGCCAAACACGCTTCTCAACTGTTTGACATACAGAGTGCCAAGCGTATGATAAAGGAAGCACAGAAGAACAAGGACGAACAAATGGAGGACGTTTACTGGGATAGATTGGACGTCGCTAACCGCCTAGCGGACGAATGCAAGAATCACATACAGCAGATCTTTAGTGACACGTTCGGCACATAGATAATAAATAAACACAGTATGAAGAGCTTAGACCTTACAAAACCTATCACTACTGAATCTTTACTAAAAGAATTTGAATCTAGATTCAACATGACGATGGACCTTTCACAGTTCAACGAAGAAGAACTACAGGACTACGCCAATCACGTGAGAACAAAGATACACGAGATAACACAGAACACACACTTCGGACAAGAATTAAAAAATGATGGTTACCAGAAGAACCAAATGATGTTGGACATCATCAACCAGGCAATAACAGAAAGAAAACTTGCTGAGTACGGTGGTAGTATGTCAAGTGATCCAGAAGTAAAAGCAGGATCAACAGCAATCAGTGCCAAGTCTAAATTAGATAAAGGTCAAGCATTATCACCTAATGAGAAGAAACAAATAAGCAAAATGCTATCAACAGATGAAATGAAAAAAATGCCAAAAGGCACAGGCACGATGTATGGTGTCAGAGAAGGTGTTGAAGAGCAATCAGAATTAATTTTAGCGGCCAAGGACATGATGGACAAGGTTACATCATTCTTGGAAGATCTAGCATCAATGAAGACAGAAGGCATGTTAGAACTAGCAGACAGAATC